TCTTTAATCCAGCAGACAGACCGCCCATGATGCTTGTCGTTCCGTTCATCGAAGAGCCGAGTGACATGAAGGACTTAAACAACTGGTTATTCCCTCCGATAATGCCTGGCAGTTGGTTGCCCCAATCCTTAAACGCCTGCGATACTCCCTCATAGTAGTTACCCACGTTGAGCTGGTGTTTACCTGTGGCTTCCTGCAGTTTCTTCATCTGCTCATAGATAGCTTTCGCCTGAGCCTCCATCGCCTTGCCGTCACGTGTGTTCTGCCGTTCGGCCTCAGACATTTGGTTCAGCTTGATTTTAAGTAGTGAGTACTGAGCAGACAGGCGGTTGTAACTGCCCTCCTTGGAGTTGGCAATCTTAACCTCCAGCCTTGCGATGTCGTTCGCTTCCTTCGTGGCTTGCTTTAACCGCATCATTTCCTTGTGCGTCCCGTCCTCCGCCTCTGCTAACTTTCGGTGTTGCTGGGCAAGTTTCTCAACCTCCGTGGCCGCTTGCTTAGTTTTCTCCCTTCCCTGCTCTGTCGCTCCGTTGACATTTTTCAGAGAGTTGGCAAGGTCTTGCGCTCCCTGCTTTATCTGTGCGATGTTGCTGGCATACTGATTTGCCAACTGCTGTAACTGATTGATGAGGTCAGTTATGGAGCTGTCTGGACTGATAAGGTCAGAATATTTGATTGGATTATCCATTGTTTACTTGATTTTATAGGCGGCTTTCTTGGCCTTGATAATTTCCTTGATATAGTCAAATGCAGAGTAATACTCCGTCACTGTGTAGTCCTTCGGTGAGACATTGAGATGATAGCTAATTATATGGCACATCTTGTCGAACTGCTTGTCAAATTGCACCTCGGCACTTTCTGAACCGCTAAAAAGGTATGGCTTGGAATAAACTAACAACTCTGTCGTGATGCGCTCTATCTCGTTATCATCTGCCTTTCCACTGATAATGCCGTCTAACACTGAGAGCGTTCTGCGTCTCAGCAGGTCGAAATATTCCTTGGCACTGCTGTCGTCAAACATCTGCGGAAAGTACTGCAGGAGGTCACTCTCTATTTTTTTTTTAACTGAGTCAAACTCTTCGTTCAACTCAGTCACCGTGACATCTCCAAGTTTATCCACAACCTCTTGCAGACCATCGTCAGACAAGTCGTTGCATTCCGTCCCGTCCAGCGACTTTACAAGCGAGGCGAAAGCAAGGTTTTTTGGTGAAATGGACGAGATTACAAAATACAAGTTAGTGCGTAGATTATCGATCTCCTTTATTGCCTCGTCCGCTTTCTTCACTCTGATAAATGCCTTGATACGCTCCAGATGTGCGTCGGCATCTGAGAGAGAGCTGCCGACACCACTGTCAACGAGCATCATTTTGTTAAACTTATGAAAACGTTTCATCGGCAACTCGTCAATACTGTCGTATATCTCAAGCGAATGACTGCCAAGCTTTACTTTCTTCATAGCAATTTCTTTGTTAAAATTGTCGTAATCAGTGGCAAAAACAAGAACCGCCAGTCACGCATGATGATGGCGATGATGATGCAGACAAGGACGTTAGCCCACCATGAGAGGCAGAACCAGCAGGAGAACATTTTTGAGAAGAAATCGTTTCCATGCACTTGCACCCACTCGATAAAATTCCACTTGTCAAGCAGATTGAGCAGGAAAGCGGATAGCGATGAAATCGCAAATATAATCACAACCCAGTTCATAGCTCGCACTCCTCATTTATCTGTATCTCGCCACGCAGACGGAATCCTCCGTAAGGTTGCATCAGATACTGGTTATCCACCTCATCCAGCGTAAACTCCCTAAACACGTTCTCGGCACGCTGAAACACTTCCGTGATAGTAAATGCGCCCTCTCTCATCCACGTGCGTCTGACGGCACGTAAGACATCTTTTTTCGCCTGTTCCAGGTCTCGGATGTCCTCGCTGTACAATGTGCGTATATCAAACCATAAGATAAGCGAGAAAGGTGCGGTCATGTGTACCCTGCTCCCTGCCTCGTAGCTGACATCCTGCGGTTCGTCCAGCAGAAAGAAAGAGTAATTCCCGATTCCGCCCGTATCGGGAAATATCTGCTCATACTCATTGTCCCCGACATAGATATTCGGGGAGTAGATACGCTTTTTGTCAATCAGCTTGACTAACCGCTCAGCCTGCGGGAACACATGGTCAAGCCACGGCAGTTCCTTAGCCAGTGCGGTCTGAATGTAGCTGAAAGCCTTGTCAAACAATGTCGGGTTTCTCTTAAATATTACTCTGTCCATAAATCATGCTTTATTTCCCGCCTAAAAGCACTTCTCTCGCTTTCTTTAGCAGGTCTGGATAAATATACTCATATGCCAGTTCAGACGCATTTTCGTCCGTTAAACCGAGAATCTGACGGCCATATTTTCTAATCAGTCCCTCAGTCTTGAAATCGTTTGCGGTGATTGTGAATTTGTCACGCTCGACTATCAGACGGAAAGACGCATGGAAGTCACCAGTGTCACGGAGCGTAACCCTGTCGGTAGGCTGACCCTTGATTTCCTTAATCTCGATTGTCTTGGGTGTGTAGGGCATATAGTCCATGATGTCAACTCCTACCCTATTCTTTCCCTGCTCATACAACTGGTCTTGCGAGTTCATATCGCAAATCTCTGCCTCATTCTCTTGTATGATTTCGGAGATATATGTCCCGTCTGTCAAGCCGTCATTATATGTGCGGACACGCTGTAGAAGTTGCTCAATCAATTTCATATAGTCCTGTATTTTACGCCCATGTTGTTACAACTTAGACAAATTCGGTCTATGCCTTTTGTCTCGACCTCCAGTGCCTTGTATGCTTTCTCCAGCTCATAGCCGAGACCGCCTTGCCGTCCCTGCGTGTTGCCGTCCAGCTCGTAGAGAATATCCATACGGCTGACATTGGACTGGTTGCGGTTTACTCTGACATCTGGATTCATCGCCATCGTCCTCAGTGCGTTATATGCCACTTGTTTCTGCAGGACATCAGCAAACATCAGCCTTTGACTGATGATAAAATCCGTCAAGTCACACCCCACGCTGATTTCAATGTTTAGTCCGTAATTCTGCGTGTTGGTGTATCTCAGCATCTCGATGTCTGGCATCTCTGGAAACTCTGCAAACGTGGTCGGTGCTGTGTAGCAGAAGGGAGAAATCTGTATGTATTTCGTTATCTCCCGCCATGCCTGCAGACTGCCGATGTTGCAAGTACCGCACGGGTCTCTGCTCCAGTCCTTGCTGACGTTGATTGCCTCCAGTCCTTGCGGAAGGTCGTTTTGATTGTAGCACAGAAGCCATGCGCCACCGCTGTCGTTTCCGTCTGAGATGTAAGGCAAGTAAACAGGCTGGGCAGGAGTAAACCACTGGAAACCTCCGTTTGTCTTTGTGTACTCAAAATCCATTGTGTACATCGGTGCGACTTGGGATGAGTGGAAGATATACATACGTATCGTCCCAGTGCCTCCGACACCTTGGAATCCGATACGCTCTATCTTCGTGGTCACTCCAATCGAGCGGACGGGCACTATCTCAAACCCGACCAGCTGGCCACGGTTCTGCAATGTTGCGTTCAGTCTTCCCGCTCCGTCAAAGAACGTAGTGCGCTCCAGCAGCGATTTCGTCTCCTTGGCAATCTTCTTGTCTGCTGAGAACCGCTGAACCATCTGCGTGATACCTTTATCCGTGAGCCTTGCAAGGTAGTCGTAAATACAGGGAAAGACCGACCACTCACTGCCACTTTCCGTGGGTGCTTCTTCGGGATCGTCCGTCAGTGCATAATACACTGTCTTGCCAGATCGCACCTTGTCTCCTGCCTTGTAAGATGCCGTGTCGGAATACTCAGCATAACGAAGGATAAAATCCTCTGGCATCACTGACTTTATATTCTGCAGGGTCATCAGCGGATGTGCATCGTTGTATATAAGTCCGCTCTCACTTTCTGCGTACTGAGACAACATTTCATCTGCCGTATCAGCAGGAGATAACTCCCAGCCAACAAGCCTTGCAAATGCTTTCTTGATGTCGTCAATCCTTATCATGATTTGCTTTTGATTTAAAAAGAGGGAGGGAGTAATTACATCCCTCCCTCTTGGGTAAACTAACTATGAAAGAAATCGCTGTTGAAATCGTTGTTAAAAGCCGCCTCCTCCTTACTGAAAGTCGGCTGCGTTGACAACGTAAACAGGACGAGCAATCGGAGTGTCAGTGCCAGGGCTTGCGATACCAGCCTTGATGATAGGATTGGCAACAGTAGTCGGGTCGCTGTTGTATGCCACAACGAAAGCGACATCAACGCTGAAACCGAAATACTCCTTGACTGCGCAGGTGAGGTCTGCGGTGGCATCTCCTGCGATTGCGCTCTGGTCACCGACTGCGGTGTAGTAGTGCGAGCCTACAGGCAGGTTGACGTATGGCAGACGCACAATGTCCCACTCATGGAAGTTTGCCCGAGTGCCACGAAGAGCCTCACGGTCAACTCTCGTCAGCACACCCACATTGCCGTCAGCAACAGCGAAGAAGGACGCATAATTGCCCTGAGCGTTGACGAGGTTGGTCGTGAAGTGGAACACCTTGCCATCGTACTCCATCTGCTTGTTAACGTCATTGTAGAGGCCATGCTGGGCGAGCTTGCGGACGAGCGAGTCAGTGCCTGCGTTGCCGATGATATGTATCTGCTCGGGATAGGCGTTTGCACGCATCATGGGATTGATGTCGCCAATTACGTCCTGCGCCAGCTGAGAAGGAACTGCGAGAGCATTGGAGGTCACGGTGTACTGGAGAGCGTCTTTGAAGACCTGCGTCTTCTGAGCCTCCAGCGTTGCGATAGCGGCGGTGTCGAGAGCAGTTGCGAGCGCACGGGTAATCTTCTCCATCTTGCGGGCGAAGTCGTGGTCGTAGCTGATTTCGTTGTTCAAGTACATGGACGGAACCATGGTGAAACCTACTGAGTAGGTAGTCCAGACAACTGTGTAGAGTGCGGACGTGTTCTCATCGTCAGCAATCACACATGAGCGTGTGTTGCTTACTGTCACATTTCCGTCATAATCAATCACTGGAACTTGGAGAGTATTGCCGATTGAGGCAAGTGCCTTCTGCCGAAGTTCGGGCGAGATGATGGAGTTTGGCGCATCCGTCTGGCTTGCGAAAAAGTCCAGAGCACCGTACTCCAGCGGGCGAGCCATGTTTCGGTCAAGTGCGGGATTCTCAACTCGCCAGTTCTGCAGTCTTGTTGCAAGTAAACTCATAACTTTTACTGATTTTAGATTTGTTGAAAAAATTGAATTTAGTGAACTGATGCGGTCTTACCCTTTGACCTTGCATTTGCACGCATCTCGCTACATCGGTAACTTCGACACGTTATTTGTCTTCCATGCTTCGTTAAATGCGTCCTGGTAGGCTTGAGAGCCTTTTATCAAGCCTTGTGCGAGCAGCTGTTTAGCGATGATGTCGGATGCCTCCGTCCTTGTACGTGCGCCAGACAAGTCAACTGCGTTACTGCCGTTTGCTCCGCCTGCTGGAGGCTCAGAGCCTGCACCTGTCTGATGCACTCCGTCATCCAGCACACCCATCTGCTTGAGTTCCCTCTTCAGCAGGTCACTTGCAGTGTACGGATTGAGTTGGTTTTCGGGGTTACGGAGGATTGCACCCTGTGCATCCTTAAATGCGAGGACCTTGCCTCCGTTGCCGTCATCGATATATTCTGGATGCATCGACTTGATTTTGCCGATAGCGTTCTGCATAAGCACGTCCGTGACGGACTGAGGAAAACCAGCCTTAATCTTCAAACCTTGCTGTGCACTTGTAAGTTCTGCGTCAATGCGCAGACCTAACAACTCCTTGCGGTGTGTGTCGCCCAGTTTGTCGTAATCGGCTTTCAGTGTGTTGTACTGGCTTGTCACGGATGCCAGGTCTCGTTGTGCCTGCTGGAGTGCCTTCTTTGTCTCAGCGTCTCCAGTGCCGTCTGAAATCACTTTCTCGAGCCTTGTCTTCTCCTTTGTCAGCTCAGCGACTTGTCTGTTCGCCTCCTCGGTCTGCTCTTTGAGATTGACGAGCACCCTGTCCAGATAGGCATAAGTCTTCTCGTCTCCGTTGCGTGCGATACCGCTCGCCTTGGCGATATTCTCGTCAAACGTGCGGTACACCTCACCGAACCTCGCACCGATTACTGCGTTCTCGTCATTCTGCGAGAGTGTCACGATGGCATTCAGTTGTTCATCACTCAGAGTCGCCAGACTCTCATTTGCCTTTAGTACTTCCGTTGTCAGCATCTTTCTTACCCTTTGAAATTTTTGATAACTTGGCAATCTCAGCGGCCACAGCCTTCTTTACTGCCTCTTGAAACTCTCTCTCCTGCTCCTCGGTGCTCTTGACTGCAGGTGTGACTGGGACACGTAGCTTGTCTTTCTTCTCTGCCTGCTTCTTGATGTCTTCGGTCGGGTCATGCAGTATGGTCACTGTATAACCCTGCAGACGGAGATTACGCTCTACGACTGTCTTCCACATCTTGTCGTCAAACTTCTGCACTCTCGGAACTGACAGACGCTTTCCAGTCTCGGGCGAAAATTTGCGCACCTCGATGATGCAGTGCCAGAAACATTCCTCTCCAGCTGGTACGATGTAGTTGTCTGGAGTAACCTCCGTGATAGCCACATCCTTCATGCGTCCGTCATTTAACTTAACTAACATGGTTTATTGATTTTGATTAATATTAGGTTCTGTTGGCTCTTCCCGAACTGCGCTCTCCTTTGCGTAGCCGTCCAACGTCTCACGTATTATCTCGATTTTCCTGTCGTATGGGATTGCGCTCCCGAACGTCAGAATGTCGGTGTTCTCCCGCTCAAACCGCTTTATGAGCGAATTAAAGTTCAGCTTTAACCTCATCTCATCTGCAGTCACGATACCCTTGTCAAAGAGCGTTGTCATCTCGTCCATCGTCAAGTGGCGGTACGGCTCTAACTCTGCAAGTATCATCATCCGTCTGCGTTGCGCTGGGTTTGTGCGGCACTCAGTCTCGATAATCTGATCCTGCAGTGCGTCAAGTTCGCTTTCGCTCGCTCCGCTTTCCTTCGCTACCTTGTAACGCTCCCTCAACTGGTTGGCATCGTAAATAAAGAACTCCGTGCCGTAGTTGATAGTCGAGTCAACGAAGTCTGAGCCGTAGCGCAATCGGCATATCGTGTCATCAACGAATTTCTGCGCACTCTCAAACCCTTTCTTAACTCGGTTGAGGATGGTTGACTGGCTTTCAAAATTCGCTCTGATTTGTTGCTCATTCAGTGCGTCACGTGTGGTTACCTCCTCGTTAGTACCGACAACACTTGTGATGATGTTGTTTTTCAGACGCTCTTCCTCGTCCACGTTATAGTCCAGTGACGAGCGGTCAACTGATAACATCTGCACTGGGTTGCGTAGGTCTGGCTGACCCTCTGCAGGGATTGGAATCTCAACAAATGAGCCTACACCTGCGATTCGCTTGTCGCCGCATTTCGGGCAACGCATCAGCACTCCAGTCTGGTCAAGCCTGTAGTAACCTTGGCGGTCTTTAAGATAGCCACCATCGCAGTAATCACCGTTCTCAGCGTTTGAAAAATCACAAGACTGCTCATAACCGCTGTAGATGGGATAACTGCCGTACAAGTCAAGGTGACGTTTGCTGATATGGTAAAAAAGAAACCAGTCGAGCGATTCCAGCTCCTTTGTCAAAACTGACTGCTTAACATCTGGCTCTGCCATTGATACGGCATCAGTCCAGAAAAAGCGGGCGGGGCAATAGCCTAAGTCATGCGGATGCTCAGAGATGAGAGTGCCGATGTTCTGCGCCTTGTCCTCAGTAAAGACACGGTAGGAGTAATCGTCTATGACGACTATCCGCTTGTCACGCTGCTTGAACACAACGAACTCCATTCGCTCGTCCTTGCACTCCCAGTCTATTGCATCGTCAATCGGCAGCCAGTAGAAATAAGGTTCTGGACGCTCACTGCGTTGCTCCTCGGGCAGGTCGCAGACAAGAATGGAATTTATCTCTGTCTTGAAGTTCTCCCAGCCTTTCGACTGCCATACCTTCGGCTCTTTAAGGACACGCTTCCGATAGTCCTCCCAGTCGTCCCGTGTCTCGGGATTTGTGAACTGGTATTCAAACGCTGGATTGCGTCCGTCAAACACTCTCGACAGCTTGTCAAAGCAGATGGACGTCACCTCGTTTGTCTTGACAGGGAAACGGAACAGGGTCTTGAAGATTTTAAACTTGTCATGTGGCAGAATGTTCTCGACAAAAGCGAAGAAATCCGCAACTGGTTGCATATAGTTAAATGCAGTCAGTTGCGTCTGTGCGTGGAAACGGATTCGGTTCTGGTGGTAGATTGCCTTATTCTTTACCGCCTGCTTTCCGTGCTTCTCCAGCCTTCTCCGTATGTCTTCGTACGATATTGCCATTGTCAAATTTAAATTCTTTGTCATCCAAGTACCACCCGCCATTGTTACGGATGCTTAACAACCGCTCTGCGTGGCTGATTTCAAACTCTCTCTGCTCGACTCCTATCGCCATACATGAGAGTTTCACGACGGTAGTCTTAGCATTCATGGCTACAAGTCAGTAAGAGGGTTGAAATCGTCTGGGGCGATAATTGCGAGGTTGTCGCTGTAGTTGGGCAGGAAAGACCAGCTGATTGCGTTGCTGTCTGGCTCTTCCAAGCCTCCGTGATTCTTGTCACCGATGAACAGCGCACGAATCGGAATCGGGTAGTAGGTCGTCGGGGTGGCCTCGTCTCTGAGTGCCTCAATGTTGCCGTTGTCGTCAAACAGATAGACACCGAGATTGTCCGCCCATGACTCGCACTGCAACTCTTTTAGTGCCTTGATTACATTCTGCGGAATACGGCGGAGAACTGCCGAGAACGTAGTCGGTTCACGTCCGATAACCTCCTCAACACCTCCCAGTGTCTCATTACCGCCTCCGAAGGTACGAGCCGCACCAGGCTCGGATGTCGGTGCCTGGATGTAAGGACTGAGGACAATCTTTGTGGAATCAGCCGCAGAAGTGAGAGCAGTCCACGATGCTTTCTTGTCAATGGCGGACTGGGCTGTGAACGAGTTCTTAGTCGTACCGCTGGAGTAGATTCGCTGAAAAGCGACTTTCTGGATTTGCCCGAATGATTCAGTGCAAGTTACTGCAGGGATGTCAGCAAGAGCAGTGGATGCAGGGCATTTGCAAATACTCATAACTAATTGATTTTTAGGTAAATTAATAAATGAAAATCAATCATCAAGTTAAGCTAACCCTCTGCGTAACTATTTGATAACGGTGCAAATATACGAACTATTTGCGTTTTAATAAAAATTCTTCCAAATTAAAGAGTGTCTAAT